TCTTGTTGTCTCACTACGTGATTCATTTCGTGTCATATTCTTTCCTCCACGCTTACGTATTTACATTAGTATATTCGCCGTCAGCCTGAGTTACCTTCAGCTTTTCGGCGGCATACTGTTCAAGTGGCACACCCCATTTATTAGCCAAGCTTACTTCTTTTTTAGAGAGCTTGACTTTTTTGTTTGAGGACGGAGACGAGCGTGAAGCCCCCGACACCACCTGAGCAGGTTGTGACGTGTCTGAAGTACTTTGTTCTTCAGTTTCCTGCACACGATTCTTACTTTGACCAAAGGCTTTTTTAAGACGTTGATCAATTTCTTGGTAAAATTCTTCATCATTGGGATCGTATCCTTCTCCCTTTAGCTCTGCATCAAGTGCAAGAGCGGCTGCTGTTTTAACTGTATCCTGTCCAAACCATTCATTACGTTCAGCCCATTCATTTGCTTTAGGATCAAAGGTCGGCCTTTGAGTTGGGACTTCTTCTTCTTCTTTTTGAGAAGCTAGTTGGATTCTCTGTGCAATACTAGCTTTATATCCCTGAACAGTTTTAAGATCAGATTGAGCAGCAGTTAAAATTTCTTGAGCCGACAGAACTTTTTCTTTATCTCCTTCGTCAAAGGCTTGAAGATATGCCTGTCTAGCTAATTCAATATTCTGAGTAAGCTGTTTCTCACTAGCACCTACACTACGACTAGCGATGTTGTTTACTTCGTTTTCTTTTTTATTAATGTTTAACTTTAGTTCTTCATTCTGAAGAATAAGAGCATCGATTCTTTCTTCACGTTCTTTACGCTGTCGAACTAGCTGTCTAATTCTTTTTTCAGCACCCTTAGTTTCTATGCCTTCAAGTTCTTTAGGTTCTTCAGCTTCAACTTTCTGTTCTTCTACAAACTCTTCTTCAACTACAATAGGCTGGTTTTCTTCTTCTTCAATCTCAAAAGCTACTTGGGTATCTTCCCCACTGTTCTCGGAAACTTCAACAGTTCCCCATCCATCATTCTCGTTACTCATTATATTCTCCGTTGTTTACGAAACAAACGATTTACGTTTATTATATTATAGCACACTATCGTGCTTTTCCCAAATTAATTAGAACTCCGTCCCAAATTAAAGGTTGGATCAAGGTCTTTAGCGTCTTCTACTTTCATGATAATCTGATCATCAAACAAAAGAATAAGTCTTATTCCTTTATAAAACAACTTAGTTCCTGCATGTTTGCCATAGCATACGTAGTCTCCTACATTACACCATGCTCCAGCAGGGAACTTATCTTTATCCATATAAGCCAAGTTTCCCAGTGACAGAACCTGTGCTACGGTAGTAAGATAAGACATATCTTCTTTAGTAGAATCTGGTAGAAGAATACCTCCCTTAGTAATACCCTTAACTGAAACAGGTCTTACCAAGACATGGAAGCCCGGTATAGTGGGTAGTGGGCTGGGATCGGGTGCGTCGTCCTCAGTAATCCACATATCGTTTTTTAGTGCGCCACCTAAACCTACTTGTTGCATTTTTAGTCTTCGTCCTCCATATATATACGTTTTTTTACAATGTCTGTTAGATTATCTCTTGCCCATTCTAGGCTAGAAATAGAACCAACAATTTGTCGATAGTGTGAGTAATCTTCAGCAGAACCATTACCCAGTGTTAATCTTAAATTGTTAATCTCGTTGTTGTACTCTTTTACTACTTCATCCCAAATCTCCATACCTAAATATACATGGTACTCTTGCGAGAAGATTTAATTGGTTTTGGAGTTTCCCATGTTTCTTTGGGCCATTCATTAAGCGCACTGCGGGTAGTACGTCCACCTGTAATGTCCTGTGCATAAGCATCTCCAAAAGTTTTTCCAGTATCCTTTACGTGTTCAGGATATCCCTTACCCTTCTTCATCATTAGTCATCTCCTTCATTTGTTCACTGGCTAATTTGACTAGATTTTCTAGTGCAGCCGTATCCATTTCTTTATCGTCGTCCATTTGTTTTTTAAGCATCTCTGATATAGTTCTTGCAAACTCTCTATCATTTACGCTTTCAATTTTAGCTTGCTCTATTTCAATTTTAGTTTGAAGCTCTGCTTCTTTAATGGCCTCTTTAGATTCTCTATTCAATTCACCCTGTTCTTCTTTAGACTTACTTGCTGCGGAAGCTTTAAGCATTTCAATAATCTGTGCAGTTTCTTTCATCTCAAGTTCTTTGTTTTTAAGCTCAAGCTCTGCTGCATCTGTTACTGTATCAGACTGAAGCTTCTGTTTCTCAAGTTCAACCTTGGCCTGTTCCAAAGACACAAGTTGCTGTTCAGGAGATTGGGCCATACCCATTGCCTGATTAGCATTAAGAATTTGTTTTGCTGCTTCTGCCATAGCCATCTCAACAACAGCAGGATTCTGAGCTTGATCAGGAGACTGCTGCATCACTTCATTTGCAAGCCCACTCATTTGTTCCTGATACTTCATCACAGAATGCTCTTGAATGTTAGCCTGAAGTATTGGAGAAATACGTTGCATAATAGGATTAGCACCGTTATTAGGGTCTTGAAGATACGCCATCTTTACTTGTATGTGTGCATCATGGTTCTGACCGGGGAAGGCTGCAATCGGAATACCTTTTGTCGAAGCCATGATATCAGATACTGGATCAAGAGGTTGAGGTTCAATCTTTGGCGGGAGTATCTCATCTACATTGGGCATGTTAGAAGCAGTAAGAATAGTTCTATTCAAAGCTTCCAGATTAAACATACCGGGAGGAGACTGCTGCGCCATCTGTAGTGCCATGTTCGCCATCATCATACGATGTGCGTTACTTGGAATGTTAGGATCACTGACAGGAATAATGTCTACCCGCCCGTCAAAGTCTTTCTTAAAAATACTACGATCTTCATAGGGAACATCATATGGATATTCTTCTGGAAGATAATCATAATCAATACGAGCAAGGATTCTGAACTCATCCTTCTGTGACTTATGTATTCTTTTATGAATAGCCGTGAAGAATTTACTACTTGCTTCAAGCAAAGCCATCGTTGTTCCAACAGGTCCATAGGAGGCGGCATCGGAGATCACTTGCTCCGTACTGTCCGCAAACTTCTGTCCAGCATTAGCTACGAAATTCAACATATTAAATAGTGTTTGAGAAGGCTCTTTATAGGGAAGGGGAATAATAGCCTTCGACAAATCTATACCAGTTGCCTCTACCTCCTTGAACTCGCCGGGAGCAATAGGAGAGTTGTCACCAACCATCCTAACTCCTTTAGCCTTAAAACCACCCGGTAGATTTGCAAATTGCCCTGCATCTATCAGCGAACGCATTGCCGCAGTGGCACTCATAGTCAAATTACCAAGGAAGTGTATAAGACCAAGACCATAGAAACCAAAGCCGGGAACAAATCTATAATGCACAAAGTGATTTACTTTTTCTTTGTTCGGGTCATCTTGCTTATAGTTTCTACGAATACTTAATACTTGTCTAGACTGTTGTTCAACAGTAACAATATATGGAAGAGGAATGTCTTCCTCCTCTATGTCAAGATAGCAGTGCTGTTCTAAAAGAACATACTGTGGATCATTATCTGATGTGGGAGACAATCCAATAATTGTATCCATCTTCTCACTGAAAGGAGTACCTATATATCCAGAAGGAGAACTTAGTTCAACATCTTCATAAACACCAGCTTTAATATCTCTTTTTAATTCAACAGGACTACGAGATATAACATGAGTATAACGATCTGCATTTGAAAGATCAGTTGCATAGTAAGAAATATAAAACTGATCAATGGGGATAAACTCAGACTTGGGACGCTTAACAGTAGCGTCATAGTACAACTTTTTAAATGCAGAACCAATTAGGGGGAGGTGGAACAACATTCTTTCAAACTCATCAAAGTATTCAGGCATCTGCTCTGTTACCTGATAGTTCATAAAGTTCTGTACACGGTTAGCCTGTAGTTCTTTTTCTTCTGTAGACTTACCAAGTATCTGTGCCTTGACAGGACCGCTTGATGGGAAGAGTTCACCGGAAGCTTTTGATTGGAACTTAACAGCAGACTCAATCAACAAGGGATGTACAGCAGTACATGCACCCTCAAAAGGTTCTGTACCCTGCTCCAGCTTCAGACCTAACAGATCAAAGCCACGTTCAAACATTGACTCCCACTCAGCACGGGAATCTTTATCAGCCTCAAAGTTTTCTATTACAGTGGCTGCAATATCTGTAAGCTCATCTTCATCCATATCCTCTGCCATATTACCATACCATTCGGCAATATCTTCAGAGGCTTTCATTTCTACATTATCAGAGAAGTCTACAATAACACCACCGTCTTCAGCTACCTCAAAGGTAGCATCGATCTCTTCTACTTCAGGACCAAGAGGAATTATATTTGTTTCTTCTTCAGGCATACGATCAAAAGGATTACGTTCAGTTGCCATTATGCAAGCCCCAATAACTGTTGCGCTCTTTCTGGTCCGTATATATTAGCAAGCTCAAAAAATCTACTATTGTTTGGTAGATCAACTTCTGGAAAAAAGCTTGAAGTTTGTTCTGATACAGGCATAAAGGGATCACTTTCTATTGAAGTAGTAGGTTGCATTGGATAAGGAGTATTGCGTCTTTCTACATAAAGCCTACTACTTTCTGGAGTTGATGCTGTATTCACATAGCTTTCTACTTGTTCAGGAGTAAGACCTGAAAAGAAAGACCCCGGCTGTAGTTGTCCTTGTACTGCAAAGGCAGGATCAGCCAGACCCATTGAAGGGTCAGCAGGAACACCGCTTATTGCTTGAGCATAATCTTGTGCATCTTGTTCAGCTTGTGCTGCCTGACTTGTAGGTTGACCCTCGTCTACAGCATCTACAGCCTCTGTATTATTTACAGAAAAGAAATCAGCAAGATTATTAACATTTCTATCTACAAAGTTACCTAAGTCGGTAGCGGCTGTATCAAAAGCTTCGCTAATAGGATCAGTAATTTGATCATAAACACTGCTTACTTCATCTACAATTCCTA